AATAACTTCTTGAAACCCATTGCTATCTTTTGTAGTTGCCTCAGGCAAATCATTTGAAAGTGTAAGAGTACAAGATGTTGAGTGTCCAATAATAGTAGATGCAGTTATTGATGTTCCATCTGTTAATTTAAGTAATAAATCTGTTCCTGAAAATACGCCTGTTGTAGCCATTTATATATTTTTTAATTATTAATCTATGACAAATATACAAATAAAAAAATTATACATCTTCCCAGTTATCTGATATATCTTCCCATTTTGCAATGACATTTTCCCAAGTCAAACCCTCGCTAGGATCTGTTATTGTAAATACACCAGTAAGGTTTATTTCTAAGTTAAAACTAGTAGCAGTTTCAAACTGAGCTGTCTCATCAACTGAGCTTACAAACCCCTCACCTCTAACAATTAATTTAGGATTTACATTATCTTTAAAAATAAAAGTTGCCTTTTCTTTAGTCAGCACCATATCGGCTAACTGCTCAAAATTTAAAGTGTCAGAATAATCAGTTAAACATTCACAATTAATTGTTCCAGATTTAACACCTGGTATAACCTCTTGCCACCCTAAACTTTCTTTGGTAGTAGCATCTGGTAAATCTACATTAATGTTAAAGCTAGTGCTTTTAGAATGCCCTACAACTGTTGTATCTTTTAATAACAGAAAGCTAGTGGCATTAATAAGTGCCATTTTATTCTTCTTCTAAGGGAGTGATTTCGCCAGTATCAATATTTAAAGAACCTTTACCATATTTATCTTCAATCTCTTTAACTTTGTCTTGTTGCTCTTTAATTGATTCTTTGTGTAAATTAACAAGATCATCAATTGAATTGTATGCAACTACTCTTGCACCTATTTCAATAAGAATTTGATTTGGCTTTGAAATTGTTTCTTTGAGTTCTTGTAACTCTTTTTCTTCTAGTTTGCTCATTATATATATTTATTTAATTATTAATCCCAGTCAGGTTTTAAATATTCATCAACTGGATTTTTTATTAAGTTTATTTCTTGATCTAAATTTTGTTTCATACCCTCAACATTTAAATCTGCTTCAAGCCATCCAACAACATCTTCTTTAGTTAAATTATCATAAGGTATAAAGTTGTCTGGATCATATTCAACACCAATGCAACCAATTATGTCTCTAACAATTTTTGGATCAGAATCATCCTCTGCATAAAACCTATAATGTACAGTATAAATTACATTATCCAATTCGTTTTCTTTAATTTTTGCATCTAGTTGCACTATTTTCCAATGATATGTATTAGCCATAATTTATTTTTTTACAAATTTAAGAATTTATTTGAGATTTTAATAATTCAACCTCAGCTCTTAATTCTTGTACTGCTGCAACTAATAAAGGTACTAATTTTGCTTGATCAATACCTTGTGCTATAATTTCACCATCTTCATTTACAGCATCTTTTACACCATGTATAGCTTCTGGTACTACATCAGCAACTTCATGTGCTAAAAATCCATCAACTGTTTGTTCTGGTGTTAATGTAAAATTAAACCTTTTTGGTTGTAAATTATCTAACCTATCTAAAGCACCATTTAATTCAACTACATTTTCTTTTAATCTATAATCTGATGCTGATCCATAAAAAGTTGATGATCCATTAGTTGTTATATATCCAGTTTGTACAGAGCCATAAATAAAATCAACATAACTAGGTGCTGTTGATCCACCAGCTAATCTTAAAAGCATTGCACAATCTGAGCCACTTGTTCCAGCATATACAAATCTACCAGCAAAAACACCACTTGTTGATGAATAAGCATCAACTATATGTGATGGCATTGGTATTCCAGCAGCTACTCTGTCAGAATATAATGTTCCATCTATTTCAGCCGAACCACCAACATGAAGCTGATAACTAGGGTTTTCTTTATTTATACCAACATACTTATTTGATCTAATTGTTAATGCAGTTAGTATTGAAGCAGTACCATGATTTCTTATTCTAAAATCCATTCGACCACCATAAGTACCATTGCTGTCTTTTTTTACACGCAAATATGCTCTGTGGTGCATTCCATCTGTGTCATTTTGCTGGAAACCTATTTGTATAGCACCACCAGATGTATTGTTTTCAAATTTAGTACCCTCGCCACTTACTGTATCAAATTGAAAATATTGTTGTCCATAAACATGCAATCTTACTTCTGGAGCACCACCCATTCCAATTAAACCAGCTCTTGTAATATTCATTTTTTCAGAATAAGTAGTGCCATTGTATGTACCAAAACTTAATCTACCATTATTGTTGTGATCAGGAAAATATACATTATGTTCATAAGATGCACCACTCATATCAGTTCCTAATCCCATCCATGCACCAGCATCAGCATCTAATCCATAAGTTTGTAATCTTGGTCCACCATAATAAGCTCCACCAATCATAATTGCTGGTGCTGCTTGACTAGATTTCTGAACTTGTAAATTATACATTGGAGCTGTGGTTTTTATTCCTACTCCATAAGCCGATGGATTTATAACTATATGACCAGAATTGTTTTCAATATGAAATCTCTCATTATTTGATAAAACTTTACTGTCTGTACCAGCAGCAATTAAATCAACAAAATCTCTATCATTAGTTGCATATCTTGGTCCAACTCTTAATGTTGCTCCAGCTCCACCAACTTCTAATGTAGCTTGTGGATCATTGTTATTTATACCAACCCTAGAATCTTTTGTAATTCTCATTACTTCATTAACACCAGTACCACTAGATGTTGCTAAAATTAAATCACCTTTATTCCAGTTTGTGTCTGCACCAGTTGCTTTTTTCTGACCATATATAGCAGCATAAGTATGGTTGTAGCCATTAGATGCCGATTTTGCACTAAATGCAATTAAAGGTGATATAGCATTATTACTGTTATTATTATTAGCTAAAAGTAAACCAGCAGCCACACCACTACCTATTGCCGAACTATCATGTGTAACTGCAATATTAGCACCAGCATCAAAAGTTGCACTTGTACCACTTTGATATGCTAATAAAGTACCTGATACTGCAATATTTGTGTTTAATTTAGCACTCGGATTTGTAACATTAATACCTACTTTACCTAATGAATCTATCCTCATTCTCTCTGCATCATCAGTTCTAATTATAAGAGGATGTCCAGTTTTTGTGCCTACATATCCAGCATTTGTTTCTGCTGCAATATCTACTTTAACTGAATTATTAGTTGCTATTAATGTTAAATAACCACCACTAGTTCCTGATACATCTAAATTACCATAACCAGAACCATAACTAGTTATTGTAGTAGTATTTATACCTACTTTACCATCAATAAAAATATTACCATCGTTATAAAATGCGTGTTCAAATGTATTGTTACCAGCTCCATTATAACCTTGAAATCTAAATGTCCCATTATGATTATGCATTTGAAAAGCACCATAACTTGTGTTAAAAATAGTACCAGTAGCAGTATTTCTGTTAAATCCAATTAAACCCAAATAATTAGCTGAACCAGTTCCGATATGCATATAATCACCATTTTGAATAGCATTACCTTGCATAATTTTAAGGATACCATCTGATTGTATTCTCATTCTCTCAGTTCCACCTAGTGTAGATGTGTTTGATGTATGTGTCCAAAATTGAATTTCAGTTGCTGCATTTATTTCATATGGTCCACCCCCTATATATATACGATTAACTGAACTATCAGAAAAAGCACCAATAAGAGCAACACCAGCCGAACCAGAGCCATTACCACTACCAGTATCTTGATTGTAATGAGTACCAGCTAAAAATGACCATTTATTTGATCCACTACCATGTGGTCCTAACAGTAAAGTACCACCATTAGAATTACCAGCTCTGTATATTTGTACATTTTTACTTGTAGCAACTCGTAAAGCATTCTGTGAGTTTATTTGTAAATCTAATGGTTTACTTGCATCATCAGTTGAAATTCTAGCATGAGCAGCTCCATGACCTAATTTTAATACTCTAGTACCTATTGTGTCAACAACATGAAGAGGGTACTGAGGATTAGTCAAGCCAATTCCTGTATATCCACCATTAGGTTGCAGTAGTAAACTATATTCTTGAGATAAATCAGTTACATCTGTTACTTGTAACCACCCATTTGCAGTTGTATGGTCGCAACCCATATCAAGTGTAGCATTATTAGATGCTTTAAGTCGTAACAATTTTGTTTGATTAGTACCTGATGTTGCTGGTAATCCTGAGTTACCAGTAAAATATCCACTTCTACCAGCTATGTTACCTTGATAATCTATTGTAAAAATACTACTACCATTAAACCTAAATGTCATTGGTGTATCACTAGTATCATCACCCCAGTTTATTACTGGTCGAAATTGATTAGAGCCATAATCTTCTATTCCAAAAAATGCACCATCTGAATTAGATTGAAATTGTATTCCATAACCACCAGCAGCAGTTGTTGTTGGAAAACTAGCACCATTAGGCAAATCATTTGACTTACCTATAAATATTCTTGTATCCCATCCAGCACCACTAGGATGATCTAAATACATCATATCTACTTTTGGTGTTGTGTTGTTTTCACCTATAAACAAATGTCCATCACCAATAATATCAACTTCTCCACCTCTTTTAATAGATAATGAATCATTTATACTTGTAGCTGCTGTAATAAAACTAAATGCTCTTGCTTGATTAGATGGAGCTGTTGTTGACCAAGAATTACCCTCTGCAAATTTTATAGTACAATCTGAGTAATTTTTTACTTGAATTTGTGTATTATTTGCTGCTGGTTGTATTTTCAAATATAACTTTGTTAAACTTGATGTTGAGCTTAAATCAGCAGTTTCTATAATTTCAATCATAGAACTTGTTTGTGTTGCTAATCCACCATATTTAATTTCACATTGTATCCCTTGACCCTCATCCATTGTTCCATAAGAACTAGAAAAACCAGAATAAACTGGTACAGTAATTTCTACCTCTGCTGAATATTCAGAGCTATTAAAACTTTTTAATTCAAAATGCAAGTAATCTTGACCACCAGCACCAGATTTACTATATAACTCATAATATTGAACTGCTGTTGTACCAGTACCACCATTTGCTGTACCATTATATAAGGTATAAGTTGTTCCAGTAGCAGTACCATGTAATGTAAGATTTATAGCATAAAGGTTTCGCCAATAATTTGATGTTCCACCTAAGTCATAAGTAGAATCAGAATGTGGTATTATATGACCTTGCGATCTAAAATAATTATACTGACCATATAATGTATTTACACCATTATTACCACCCTTTACATAGTTGTTTGAACCATCAGAATCTAAATATGGATGACCAACATGGCTTTCAAATATTTTTGATCTAACATTATTACCAGAAACAGTTAAATCACCAGCAAAAGTTGCGTTTCCTGAGCCATCAAAATATAATTTAGCTGTTCCTGCCGTAAATGGGTCACCCCCATTTGCATTACTTTGATAAATTCCAAAATCACTAGCTGCTAGATTAGTGGTGATTAATCCCCAGTTTTTAACTGCACCAGTTAAAAATTTAATAAAAGATTCGTCTCCTCCCTCTACTGTTATACCTTGAGGTGTTGTAGCAGTAGATTTTATGTGAAGTAAAGAAGCAGGCGATGTAGTTCCAATTCCTAATCGATTATTTGCACCTGATAAAGTTATTAAATTGCCAGTATCTAAATCAGAGCTTGTGCCAATCATAAAATTACTACCATTAGCACCTAAAGCAAAATCTGTTGATGAAGAATTAAATGCTAAAAATATTTCACTAGCACTATTATCACCTATCGTTACATTACCTGCAAAAGTTGCATTATTTCCACTTATAGCTATTGGTGCATCTGTTAATGTATCACTATCTGACCACATTGCAACATCATTAGCTGTACCACTGCCATCAACACCAGCAGTAGTTGAAACACTACCATCTGCCATTAAATATTGTGATGATGTACCTCCATCTTTAACAAAAGAATCAGCAGTTACACTACCTTGAAATGTGGCATTTTGTGAGGTGTCTATTGTTAAAGCAAGAGTGTTAGATGTATTTATTTTAAGATCGCCATCAGCAGTAGTTATTTCGTTACCACCCTGACCAGTAATAAATCTTAAATCATAATTATCACTAGCTGGAGCTTTTAAATCTATATAACCACCACTTGCACCACCAATCTCTATTCTACCATAACCAGTTGATGGAGTAACTACTATTTCACCACTATCAACATATAAATGACCACTATCGTTAATTTTAACTTTTACATCATTATTAAC